TACATAACGAAAACTTAGTATAACACGGCATTTCTACTGTGTCAATATATTTATCCATGTTTTTCGGTACAAATGAACCCTTTATGGTGTTTACGAATGCCTGATGCAACTTTAGACATATTTGCCAAACTTAAATTGTTTTCTTTACAAAATTTTTTTAAGTTTAATATTTCTATTGATTCACCATTCGGCAAAGTTATCAACCAGTTTTTGGATTTTTTGTTTATTGTTTCAACTGTATGTTTTCTACCTGTTGAATTTTTACGCATTACTTCTATTTCTTCTGGTGTTTTGCAACGCCTTTTTTGTCCAATAGTTGCTTTGCGTCTTTTTTCTATAGTTTCTTTTGATTGTTTTTTACCTAAGTTTGACAATCTTTGAACTTGTTTAGTGGCTTCTGCATTGGTAATTTGTCCAGATAGACCTTTCCAAGCAATTTCATCTTGCCAATGTCCATACTTTTCATATAAAACACGGTGCGCCTCGGCATGGTCTTCTATTGTGAGAAGTATTAGATTTGATTCATCATCAGTACCACCGGCGTGCTTAGGCACAATATGGTGTTTGTGATAAATATTCATGCTGACATTCCTTTACAATGTTAGAGTAGGTAGATACTGGTAATATCGTGACCTACACTTATTTATAAAGGTTACACTCGTAACAATGCGTCCAAGATACTAATTGTTGTCAAGGCATCTTTGTGAAGAATACCAGTACCACCTGCTTTATTCCAATCATCAATAACAGAAGGTGTGTCATCAATGATTATGGAATTTTCGTCAGCAAATTTGTACTTTAGTGATTTACCAGGTACAAAGTTTGCAGGATAGTTGATGTTGTGTTTACCAAGCCAAACTTCTTTTTGACGAGAAATTTCTGCATTGTTAATTGGTCGTGCAGTAGAAGATAGAATCTCTACAGGAACACCACAACGATTGAGATAAGTCAACAATACATTAGCATCAGGCATCATATCGAGGTTCTGAAACTCTTTATTTTGAATAAAGGCAGCAAAACGTTGACCAAAACGTTTACGTGCATCATCACTTGATGGACTTGTGTTATGAATTTCTTCATAACGTTTATGGAAGTTGGCAATCACGCCATCAAGGTCCAAATAAATCTTAGTAAATTTATGCATGTTCTGTTATCACTTCTTTAAGTATGTTTTTGAATTTAACTTTGTCATATTGAATAAAAGGTGTATACTTTTCACATTTCAATCGCCAGTTGGGCCAGATAATATCATCACTGATTTTACGGTCCCACATGGGAAAGAAGTTCATAATATCATTAAGTATACACAAAGTTTCTACTGAAATTGTACCAGACATTACCTCACGGAGTAAGATAGGATGTTGACCATCATTGACAATCAACATTTGTTCTGGTGCATCATTTCCTACAAGACCAAGTATATCATTTTCAAAGACATATGTCAAGCTTTGGTTAACTTTTTTATGTTTTGTGTACCATTTTTCACCTTCTGGTCCAGTCATTTCACCAACCCAAGATGCATCACCGTAAATGAAGTTGGCCAAATAAAAGTTCCGCAATTCTTCCAAGGAGAACTTCCGTGAAAGTTTGTAGAATTGGTATTTTGCTTTGTTCTTTAAAAAGTTATCCTGTGACACATTAGTTTTTCCGTTATATCGGAAATAATCATAGGATTTAGAGGTGAAGTGCAACTTCATTGCAGAATAAAGTTTGTATGCTTCGAAACCAGTATTTTCTGTCATATCTATTATAAATAAGTGTAGGTCACCGAATTTATGAATTGTACAAAGTCCAATATTTCTTCCAAATTAAAAAGAAAACCGGATGAATATTATATCATACAATAGGTAATCGGCTCGACTTCTTTATCAGATTAACTGATTGTGCTTCTTCACGGATTCTTGCTTTGAGGTGTGAAGAAATCAAGGTTGCGGCAATTTCTACCTCAATACCTGATTCTTCACAGTATTGGATGATTGCTTCCATACAATGGACTTTATACAGGTCAGCAATCTCCTCAATCTTCAAAGAGAACTCACGGATTTCATCTTTGCTAGGCATTATTTTTTACCCATAGAGTATGCAATACAAACAGCGTTTGCATTTGTTTCATATGCACATTTAACAGAGATTGGATCAATACCCTTTTGGATAGCAGATTCAATGTTTTTTGCCATATTGTTACGATCATTGATGTTATAAATCGTATATGCGGCCACAATCGAACACAATGTGATGATTAGAGTAACACAAATTGTAGTAAAGTCTTTATTCATATTGTATGATTCCTTTGTTTCGGTCAATTTCGTCTTTGCTGTTTCGGTAAAAGATGTGTCTTCCAATTTTGTCTACCTTTTCTAGTTTCCAACCGGGATGAACATAATCAGCATGGTAATATGTTGCACCACCAGTGACATCTTCAAGATGTTCAAAGTTGATAACCATATTAACGGCTAACTCCCGAATCTCATTATATAACGAGGTGTCACGTACTGTCAAGCGTCTATCGGTAATCTTCTTCTCACAGTACCACGAAAACTGGCAAGTCTTACCAGTTTTTTGGGTCACCACTCCACATATGTCGTTTGCATAATTCCCAGTTTGAAGCCTGTTAATTGTAACGAAAGCAACGGCCTTCTGGCCATCAAGTGGCTCAGTGGCGGCTTCAAAGTACATGTTATCTGCGAGGCAAGTGATTTGCTTTTGTGTCTCTTTATCGAGAGAATCGAAACTCGCTTTGAAAGGTAAATTGTAAATGTTTACGTTTACCATTGAGAGGAATATAACGACAGCGGAGAATGCCATGGTTAAAAGTATTGGTTTACTTTTCATGTATCTTCCTAAAAAATATGGTGGTTTTTAGAGAACCACCAAAAAACTCATTCAGCTTAGAAAGCTACAGTGATACCTGCACCGATTGCTTTTTCCTGAATAGTTTGCTGAGAAAGGGATACACCCACATTCAAAGCAACTTTAGAAGCAACAGGAACGCTATAAGAAGCGAACTCGACTGTTTGCTTTGGGTCTTTAGCATGGAAGTTTACACGGGTTTTTACACCACCAAGCAAGAAACCTGGACCGACTTGTGTACCAGCGGTAACACCAACAAGCCCATACTCAAACTGTCCATTAACTGCACCGTTTCTACCGTTGTCATAACCTACACCAGCGAATGGTGTAAATGCTCCAACAGCTTTACCTGCTGTCAATTCAAGGCTATTGTACATGCCTGAGTTGTCAGCATAACGTGCTGTGCGTGACTGTAGGCCGAATTGAATACCACCAATTTCTTTACCTGCACGGACGTATTCAGCAACAGATTTTTGCTTGGTAGCACGATCTGTAACCTGGTCTACGTCAATAGACACGAAATCAGCCGCTGAGGCTGCGAATGCTACGAATGCCAAAGTGGCGATTGCGATCTTTTTCATTAAAACTCCTTTAAGTTAAACATAGTAGTAGGCTTATTCTGTTACTAGGAAAACCTACGAGCAAACCCTAGTGCCTTACTCAGGCAGCAATGCGGTAACTTTCGTCATTTGCATTTATTTTTGTTTTAGTGTTTACGTCAACTCTGACGGATAGCCTAATATCGTACTTGTTACCCAATCAATTACCGGAGCAGGCCCATTAGAAAGCAGTTTGACAGAAGATCGTCCCAATTGGCTGTTGGACGCTTCTGATTAGGGTTGCCACACCCGTGAACTAACAAACTACTTTCTGGTGGACCTGGCCGGATTCGAACCGGCGTCTTGAATACTTTTCTTATACCAAGTTTACTATCATTATTAGCGCACCGATTCGGTGTGCTTACCTTTGAATGATTTCTTTAACAATTTCATCCAGAGTTTCTTTGCCTTGTCGAGATTATGTTGAAACTCGGCACGGTTTAATTTTTGAACTAATTTTTTGACTTTCATTGATTTGGTACCAATACAATCTTTTTAGTGTTTGTTTGAGGGTCAATCATTTCTTGCCAGTGATAACCTAGTGGTGGTGCTTGAACAACTGGTTGTTGTACATATACAGGTGGTTGTTCAACGATTACAG